ACCAAAGCAATTGATGAATACAAAATTCAACCTGACGAAGCTGAGGCATCTGTTCAACTTAAAAAGAAGAAAGTAAAAAAATGACTACATTTACTACCGAAGATCGCCTATCAACAGAAAACGATGTTGATTTCTTGGTTGAAGATTTACTTGCCACAATTACGCAATCTTATACACCAGAATTTTTGGTACAAAAAGCCGCCAATGTGTTACGCAAACAAAAGGCTGAGATTGATTATTGGAAAAATATGTTTGAGAAATCAATGAAAGTACAAGAAAAATGAACAATGAACCAGTAGCGTGGATGTATGAAAGACCAAACGGAAGTGCAAAATTAACTTTTGTTAGAGAGCCTATGGCTGGAACAGTTGTAACCGAAACACCACTCTATACCCATCCAACACCTACTGAACCAGTAGCGTGGATTAATTTAGATAGATTTAAGGATGAAGCATTGTATTTAGCCGATTGCGTTTTAGAAAATAAAGTGGAAAACATGGGAATTACGACACCACTCTATACCCATCCAGTAAAAGAACTGACAGATGAGGAAATAACAGAAATCTTTGATACAACTTTTGAAGTGCGTGATTTTGAAGATTCATTTATTAAATTTGCTAGAGCAATACTAAGAAAGGCACAAGAAAAATGAACTTTGCCGAATTTTATGCCATCTACCCACGCAAACAAGGGCGCAGGGCGGCTGAACGCAGTTGGGATAGGCTTACCCAGCAGGAACAACAGGATGCGTTTGTAGCCCTTCCTAATCATCTTGCATACTGGAAGTTAAAACAGACCGAAAAAGACTATATTCCACACCCTGCTACATGGTTAAATCAAGGCCGCTGGGAAGATGAATTAGATATGCAAGTCAAAAAACTTAAAAAGCCAGAATTGCCTTGGTATTCCAGCGAAGAACTTACTAAAGCTAAAGCGCAAGAAGTTGGCTGTCAGGCTTACGCTGGTGAGGGTTGGCAACAATGGAGGGCGCGGATCAGCCAAAAGATCAAACAGTTAGATGAACAACTTTAAGCAACAAATTGAATATTTAGCACATGCTTACATTGCCATTGCCAAACGGGAGCGTAGCTGGAATAGAGTTAAAGAGTTAATTGAACGAAATCAAAATACCGCAGATGCGGTGAAAAATAGGATAAAAGAACTGTATGCGCGAAATAGACCCCAATAAATGTATTGACTTTATATTAGAGAACGCAGGCAAATATGCACAAGCAAAGGGTGAATTGGCGCAACTTGAAGCGTACAAGAGTTCGCTTAAAGCTATCAAAATGGCTCAAACTAGCGAACAATCTCTTGGGGCGCAGGAGCGTGAGGCTTATCGAAGCCAAGATTATCAAGATTTATGCAAAGCAATTGGCACGGCTACGGAAAACGCAGAAAAGCTAAAGTGGGAATTGGAGGCCGCCAGACTTAGGCACGCCACATGGCAAACTTTAGAAGTATCTAACCGAACACAAGATAAAATATTAAAATGAGCAAATTAAAATTAACCGAAGAATTTTTAATTCTTAAACTATTTTGTAAAATGTACGAAGATGCCATGAACCGCAAGGACTATACGCAAATGCTTGAATTAAGCGTTGATATTGCGGAATCAGCCGAAAAACTAGAGCAAATGACCGTAGATCACATCAATGGCCACTAAGGTTGAAAAAGAAAAGTACAGAAAAATTGCTGAACTGGGATGCTCATTATGTAGGCATCAAGGCAATGAAGGAACGCCAGCAGAATTACATCACATTAGAAGAACTGGCAAAAGAAGTAATGCCCCTGTTATCCCATTATGTCCATACCACCATCGAGGATCAAATACCAGTATTCACGGAATGGGCCGCAAGCAATTCGAAATCGTGTATCAGATCACGGAAGAAGAACTCTTTGAACAAACGGAAAAGCTAATTGAGTAGCTGGCTAATCATCGTTACAGGGTTAATTTACTTTTATATCGGTATAGAGCAAGGTGTTAAAGGTAACTTGCCTATGGCAGTTGTATATACAGGCTATGCTTTTTCTAATGTCGGTCTTTATATTATGGCTAAATGAGTTTTACCATTTATACGCATGATGGCATGAAAGTTATTCAATGGTTCTTTAATATGGATGAACTTATTAAATCAATGCAAACCAATTATAAAGATCACTATCATCGAAATTCATAGTTCTAAAGCATCAAACCCTAGTTCGTTGGCTACCATCTTGCAACGGGTTCTAAATGGTTTGCCGTGTTGCATCCATTTATCGCCTTTTTGTTTATGAAAACTCATGTGGATACATTCATGGGCAAGGGTGGTTAGAACGGTGTAATAGTGGCTACAGCGCCCAGATGAGATGGTAATGGTATGCGCGTAATCTTCCCCAGTATCTAGCAAATAAGTTCCCATTACTTCTGGATCAGGGGTAACAATAAATTCTATTTCTTCAGGCAATGGCATAGGCCATTTAGTAAATGGGTAAGTGCAATACAGGCTTGAATATAAATGCTTTAATGCTTCAGGCGTTAATCTCATGTAATTGACCCCTAAAAAACACAAGTCCTTCATCTTCATTGATAACCTGTACCAACTCAGGCGGCATCAAATGACCGTTTATATAAGTAAGAACCGCAAATCCTGCACGCCAATTCACGCTTGAATCTTCATGGTATATAAACTGGTCATCTTTGACAGCGGCCATCATACCAGTATCTACACCATACATATCGCCCTTGTAATTAGTCCAAGGCGTAACTTTGAGGGAGTGCAGGTGGCCCGTAACCATCGACATACCCCCTTTAAGAATATTGTTGTAAACCGCATGAATACCGTTATGCCAGCGATGCTTAATCATTGTGTTGTTGTTTACTACTACAGACCAGCTATACGACCAGCCGTACAGGTGATCGGCAAGGCACATACCTTTTACACCTTCATACTGCGGCAATACATTAGACAGCTTGCCATCAAAGCGTAAATCATGATTACCTATGGTGCGATGCAAAATACAACCAGCAGGTCTAACCTTTTCAATATCACCTAATCTGGCTTGTACTTCTTCTAATTCTTGCTGGACTGTTGGATGCTGTTGATACCCAATCCTGTTATGTTGGCTGATCTGGGCAAAATCAAATAAATCGCCATTTAAAACCACCATATTGGGTTTTAATTCTTTTACAAAGTGTACAAATGCTTTGTGTGCAGTAGAAACATAGTTGGGGTTATAGTGACAATCAGAACCCACCAAAATCACGCCATTTTTTATTTCATATTCACAGCGTATTTTGTTTTCGGGAATAGTAAACTTTGGAATACCACGATTGTTATTAGATTCAAGAACAATATCGTATTTTTTTTCTAAATTTTTTCTACGGGCTATAACACTTCTAATATCAATTTTAAGTATTTTAGCTAACGCGGTGGGTGATCTATGCTCTTTAAATAAGTCAATAAATTCTTTGTCAGTACACTTAGGTTTAGACATACCACACCTTTATAATGGTAAAGTTAGCTAATACTAATCTATTTTAATTGAAAATCAATGACATACGCACGAATAGATACAAACCACAAAGAAATAGTTAAGGCATTACGAGATGCTGGTGCTACTGTGGTGTCACTTGCCGCAATGAAGCATGGTTGCCCTGACCTGCTTGTAGGTTACGCTGGCGAAACAGTATTAATGGAAATCAAGCGCGATGCCAAAGCCAAGTTCACGCCTGACCAATTAGACTTTTTGGGTAAATGGAGAGGTGGTGCAATCAGCCGCGTGGACAGCGTTGATGCCGCGATTAGAGCATTAGGAATTACCAGAAAAGTGTTATAAAATACACCAAAAGGAGCGTTTTATGGAAAAGTCAATGGCATTATTCCTAGCAACATTGCTACATTCTGGTACTAATACCCATTTTTTCCATTGGGCTACCAAGTCTTACGCTAAACATAAAGCACTTGGCCACTTTTACGAAAACATTATTGAACATACAGATGCTTTGGCAGAGTGCTATTTTGGCATCTACGGTCAGATAACCGAATTCCCTGCTACATACCACCAGCCAAAAGAACCATTGGCATACCTGCAATCATTACAAGCGTTTGTTAAAGATGCCCGTGCAGACTTGCCTACAGATTCCGAAATTGTCCAATTAATTGACAATATCGCGCAAGAAATCGACACAACCATCTATTTACTCAAATTTAAGGCTTAATCATGCCATTAGACAAATCAGGTACAGAAGCATCCGTAGGCAAAAACATCAAAGCCGAAATGAAAGCTGGTAAAGGCAAGAAACAAGCTATTGCGATTGCTCTTAATGTTGAACGCGATAACGCCAAAGGTGCTAGAAAAGCTACATTAGAAGAAGCCTACGGTCGCTTTTTAGGTAAGCGAGATAAATGAGCCGTAAAGATGATATTCGTGCCGCAGTAGAAAAGCACGATAAGCCAATAGCCAAGACCACAAAGGGTAAAGGCAGGCATTATCAATCGGTAGAAGAAGGCGCTGGCATGACCGAAGCTGGTCGCAAAGCGTACAACGCAAAGAATGGTAGTAACTTAAAAGCACCTCAATCTAGTGGCCCAAGGCATGATAGTTTTTGTGCAAGGTCAGCAGGATGGAACGGGGAACGGGGCAAAGCGGCAAGAGCAAGGTGGAAATGTTAATGAAAAACGGATTGTACGCAAATATTCACCGTAAACAGGAACGGATCAAGAACGGTTCTGGTGAGAAAATGAACAAGGTTGGTAGCAAAAACGCGCCAACAGCCCAAGATTTTAAAGAATCTGCCAAGACTGCCAAGCCACAAAGCAGAAAAGAAATGATTGCCTCAAAGATGAAGGATATGTAATGGTTAAGATGATTCCACCCACCCCAATGAGCCGTAAATACAAAAAAGAAGATGCAATGCTCAGACCGCATACTGAATCTACGCTAGAAAAGAACCAGCGTGAGCGTTTAGAGCGTAGAGCCGCTATTGCTGACAAACTTAAAGACTTGGATAAAGAAGTTAAGTAATGGACTTAGGTAGCAAACTTGCTGAATATTTGCGTCAAGGGGCAGACACCTTAACTAATCTGCCTACTGAAGCACAGCGTTTTATTACTAATCCACAGGCATTTACCCAGTTAGTTACAGGTAAAAACCCATTACCTAAAGAAACAGGCTTTGTAGCGGGGGCAACTGGATTACCAGCAAAAAATCCAGTACAGGGCGGTGTTCTTAATCCAGCATCAGCACCCTATCAAGAAGGCTACGAACAAGGTGAGCCTGTAGGATACGCAGGTATGGCATTACCTTTTGCCGCCCCAGCCGCAGTAGCCACCGCTAAAGCATTAGCCCCCAAAGTAGGTCAGATGGCTAAAAACTACATGATTAATCAAGGCTTTATGCCTAGCATTGTGCCACAAGAAAAAAAATCTATTCAAAATGTGTATGAAGGTGCAATGCCACACTACACACAACAAGAAAATTTGGCTAATGTTTTTGAAAATGCTGGATTAAAAGTTAAAGAATCAGGCTCATCACTCTCAAATTCTAAATATGTAGAAATAGTAGACCCTTTAAGCGGAGAAGTTATAACTGCTAGATTTGCAAATCATCCGCAAAGCGGTCAAGCTATGACATTACATGGCCCTGCTGACATTGAGATAGGTGATATTTTTAAATACAAATCATGGAATGAAGCCGTTAATCCAATTTTAGAAAGAATTAATAAGTCACGAAAAGATTATGGAGATGAATTATTAACAATTAAAGAAAAAATACTAGAAGAAAACGCTAAACCTATAGCTCGTAAAGAACTGATACAACAACAAATAGACAAAATAGAGTAGAATTAACTTATCTTAATCAACCACTTGGTTAAATATGCAAATTCAAGAAGTCGCGGTAGATAAGCTAATACCTTATGCAAAAAACAGCCGTACACACAGCCCTGAACAAGTAGGGCAGATTGCCGCCAGCATTAAAGAGTTTGGCTTTCGCAATCCTATATTGGTAGACGGGGTAGGCATCATTGCTGGTCATGGCAGATTAATGGCCGCCCAAAAGCTAGGTTTGGACAAAGTACCTACAATTGATTGCTCAGATATGTCTGAAAGCCAAAAGAAGGCTTACATTATTGCTGACAATAAACTGGCACTAAATGCAGGGTGGGATAACGCCATGCTAACAATTGAATTACAAGACTTAGAAGATGAAGGCTTTGATCTAACGCTGACTGGCTTTGACGATAAAGAGTTAGATGCCTTGCTCAATGTAATAGATGGTACAGATGGATTAACAGATGAAGATGCTGTACCTGAAACGCCAATAGAACCAAAAACTAAGCTAGGCGATATATATATTCTTGGAAATCATAGGCTTATGTGCGGTGACAGCACAAGTATTGATGCGGTAGAAAAGTTAATGGATGGTCAATTAGCAGACCAATTAGTAACTGATCCACCATACAATGTTGAATATGAGGGTGGCAGTAAAAAACGAGAGCAAATTAAAAATGATGAAATGGCCGACAATGAATTTAGGCAATTTCTTAAAGATGTATATATAGCGGCAAATGCTGTTATGAAAGCTGGTGCTGTTTTTTATATATGGCACGCAGACATGGAAAGCTATAATTTTAAAGGTGCGGCTAGGGATATGGGATGGAAAGTACGCCAAACAATTATCTGGAATAAAGATAATTCAGCGTTTGGAAGGTCTGACTACCATTGGAAACATGAACCTTGCTTATATGGATGGAAAGAAGGTGCGGCACACCTTTGGGCTAGTGATAGGAAGCAAACAACTGTTATTGAGTGCAAAAGACCATCTAAAAGTAATTTGCACCCTACCATGAAGCCAGTAGAATTAATGGAATATCAAATACTAAACAACACTAAAGGTTCAGACATTGTTTTAGATTTATTTGGTGGATCAGGTTCTACTTTAATAGCCGCTGAAAAAATAGGCAGATGTTCTAGGATTATGGAATTAGACCCTAAATACTGCGATGTCATAGTAAAGCGTTGGGAAGACTTTACTGGCAAAAAAGCCGTACTTTCGGAGTTATAAAATGGCCCAAGGAAAACAACATATACCTACAGAAGCTACCCAAGAACAGGTTAAACGCCTATCTGCGCTTGGTTGCCCCCATGAGGACATAGCTACACGCTTAAAGATCAGTGCTGATACGCTGGTTAAGTATTACAAGGATGAGTTAGATGAAGGGCGCATTGATGCCAATGCCGCTATTGCTGGTACATTGTTTAGCCAAGCCAAAAAAGGCAACACTGCGGCCGCTATCTTTTGGTTAAAAACTCGCGCCCGTTGGAAAGAAACCCAAGTTAATGAGGTTACTGGTGCTAATGGTGGCGATGTAAGGATTGCATGGGCAGATGAATAGCCCTATAAAGCTAAAATACCGCCCCAGAAGCGTTTTTGAGGATTACCACCACCGTAAGGAGCGTTGGGCTGTAATTGTGGCTCACAGGCGTTGTGGCAAGACCGTAGCGTGTATTAATGATCTCATTGTCAAAGCCTTGTTGGAAAACAAGCCACACGCCCAATATGCCTACATAGCGCCCTTTTACAGCCAAGCTAAAAGCGTGGCATGGCGATACCTAGAACGCTTTTCTGAACCAGTTATGACCAAATCCAATCAATCTGAATTATGGGTTGAATTGATTAATGGGGCGCGTATTCGCTTATTTGGCGCTGATAACCCAGACGCACTCCGAGGCAATTTTTTGGATGGCGTAGTTCTTGACGAAATGGCTGATATGAAGCCGTCATTATGGGGTGAGATCATTCGCCCATTATTGGCAGATCGGCTTGGCTGGGCTACATTCATTGGTACTCCAAAGGGCCACAATGCCTTTTATGACATATATAACGAGGCTACCAAAAAGCCTAATTGGTATGTAAAGGTATTACGGGCAGACCAAACTATGCTTTTGCCACAATCAGAATTAGATGATGCAAAGGCAACTATGTCTGATAACCAGTATGAACAAGAATTCCTATGTAGCTTTGAAGCGGCCATCCTTGGGGCGTTCTATGGACAGGAGATGCGTAGGATCACAGACTTGGAGCGTATTACCACCGTTGACTACGATCCTATGTTCCCTTGCCATACTGCTTGGGATTTGGGATTCAATGATTCCACTAGCATTTGGTGGTTTCAGGTAGTTTACGGTGAGATACGGGTGCTAGATCATCACTCATCTAATGGTCAATCTATACCTTATTACACAGGTTTACTTGCCCAAAAAGAAGAAGAATTTGGGTACAAATATGGCTTTCATTACCTACCCCATGATGCTAGAGCAAAAACCTTAGCATCTGGTGGTAAGAGCATAATCGAACAAATTGCGACAAAAATCGACATAAAACATCTAAAAATTGTTCCAAACCTGTCATTACAGGATGGAATTCAAGCAACAAGGCTTGCATTAACTCGCACTTGGTTTGATAATAGATGTGAAGAAGGCATCGAATGTTTGCGTCAATATCAACGAGAGTGGGATGATGATAAAAAAGTATTTAGGGATCGCCCTAAGCATGATTGGACAAGCCACTCTGCGGATGCTTTTAGGTATCTATCGATTGTATGGAAAGATGAGGACAGCCCTATTCTCAAAGATTCAAGGATTAAAGGACTTCATGTCGGCCAAACAGATGTAACGCTGAATGAGATGTGGAAAGAAACCCCTAAAATAGTTAATCGCAGGATATAAAACATGGAACACACATACCAAGATTGGTACAACTGCATTGCCCAGTACGAGCGTACATACAAAGAATGGGAAGGCAGAGCAGACAAGATTACCAAACGGTATCGCGATGATTCCCGCACTAGGAATAACCCTAATGCCAAATTTAATATTCTTTGGAGCAATGTACAGACTATTACCCCCGCTGTATTCGCTCGATTACCAAGACCAGATGTAAGCCGCCGTTTCCGCGACAACGATCCTGTTGGCCGTGTAGCCTCAATGATGTTAGAACGCGCCCTTGAATATGAGGTTGAACATTACGGTGATTACGCTAGTGCCATGAAGCAAGCCGTTCAAGACCGTTTGTTAGGTGGGCGCGGTACTGCATGGGTTCGCTATGAGCCACATATTACTGGTGAAATGGGCGGCGAAGGTGAAGGCGCGCCCGATGATGGCTTCCAAATTACAGAAGATATTGATGAAGCTGAAACCGAAGGCGGTATTCACCGTGAGAACCAAGAGCGTATTGAATATGAGTGCGCCCCAGTAGATTATGTCCATTGGCGTGACTTTGGTTTAACCGTTGCCCGTACATGGGAAGAAGTTACAGCGGTATGGCGTAAAGTTTATATGGGCAGACCAGCCCTTGTAGAGCGCTTTGGTGAAGAATTAGGCGGTAAGATTCCGCTTGATACCAAGCCTGAAACATCCAAAACATTTAACGAAAAGATGGGCGAAGGCGCATCTGAAGCCGTTGTTTATGAGATTTGGGATAAAACTACAGGTCAAGTTTTATGGCTATCTAAGTCTTTAGGCAAAATCCTTGATGTACGCGATGATCCGCTACAACTTGAGAACTTTTGGCCTTGTCCAAAGCCAATGTTCTCTACGCTGACAACTGACACGCTTGTTCCTGTTCCTGACTATGTTCTTTACCAAGACCAAGCAAGACAGCTAGACACTCTGGCAGACCGTATTGATGGATTTATCCAAGCACTCAAAGTTCGGGGCGTATATGACGCTTCTGAGCCATCCTTACAGCGTTTGTTTACTGAAGGCGAAAACAACGCCTTGCTACCAGTTAAAAACTACGGTGCATTTAGTGAGAAGGGCGGCATGGCTGGGGCTATTAACCTAGTTGATATTGCTCCGATCGCTCAAGGCTTGCAAATGGCTTATCAAGCTATGGAGCAGGTCAAAGGTCAAATCTACGAGATTATGGGTATTGCTGATATTCAGCGTGGCCAGACCGATCCAAGCGAAACATTAGGCGCACAAATTATCAAGTCTAACAACGCTTCTGGGCGTTTAAAGACGATGCAACACGATGTAGTAAACTTTGCTACTGCCCTGTTGCAGATCAAAGCACAGATTATTTGCCAGCACTTTACTGATGACACCATCGTTAAGATCAGCGGTGCAATGCAATTATCACCGCAAGATCAACAACTTATACCGCAAGCCCTTGCATTACTGAAAGACGAACCAGCTAAGAACTTCCGTATCGAAGTCACTAGCGATTCCATGATCTATCAGGATGAGCAACAAGAAAAGCAAAACCGCATTGAGTTTTTATCCGCAGTCAGTAGCTTTATGCAAACCGCTTTACCAGTAGCACAGGGCGTTCCTGAACTCACACCTTTGCTTATGGAGATGCTCAAGTTTGGCGTAACCGCATTTAAGGCTGGTAAGCAAATGGAAGGCATGATTGACGAAACTGCCGACAAGTTCCGTGAGCAAGCTAAAGCGGCAGAAGGACAACCCAAGCCGCCATCACCTGAAATGCAGAAGTTACAGATGCAAGCACAGATGGAACAGGCTAAGTTACAAGCCCAATCTCAAGCCAAGCAAGCCGAAATGCAAATGCAGATGGAACTGGAGAAAGCCAAGCAAGAATACCAAGCCCAAGAGAACCAGCTTAAATTCCAGTTGGAAGATCAGCGCAATCAGGCCGATGCCCAAATGAAGATGCAAGCTGACCAAATGAAGATGGACATGGAAGTCAAAGTTGCCCAAATGAAGATGATGACTGAACGCAATACTCAGGTTTTGTTAGCCCATATTAATAATGGGGCAAAGATTGAAGTTGCAAGGATTGGTTCAGATGATTCAGACGGTGCAATGGCTTATGCTAACGAAGAAGATATGGCACAAGCAATGCAAAACCCAATGGAAACAGTCGCTAACGCCATCAACAACAATAGCAACCAAATGGCAATGATGCTTGGCGAATTAATGAATAAGCTAAATCAACCCAAACAAGTGGTTCGAGGTTCTGACGGCAAAATTATAGGTGTCCAATGAAACAATGTACCAAATGCTTAACTGAAAAAACGCTAGATTTATTCTATGCAAAGCAGTCAGGTAACTGGTGCATGGCTTGTCATAAAGCGTATAGAGACTCAAGAAAAAAAGAAGTTTCAGAATTAAGTAAAAAATGGATTTCTGAAAACAAAGAAAAAGCGGCATTAAACAGGCATTTGTGGAAGAAAAACAATAAAGATTTAAACCGTATGTACAGCTTAAATAGAATTGCGAACAAAAAGCAAAGAACTCCATCTTGGTATGGTGAATTTGATGCTTTTGTTATAAAAGAAGCACATCACTTGGCTAAATTAAGAGAAGAAATTACAGGCTTTAAATGGGATGTTGACCATATAATTCCGTTGTGCGGTAAAAAAGTGTCAGGACTTCATGTATATAGCAATATTCAAGTTATTCCTAAGTCCATGAATGTTCAAAAACACAACAAATACGAGGCACAATAATGGCTATAACAGTCAAGCATAAGTTTGTTAGTGCTATTCCTGACGGAACAGATGCAACTATAGTTAGGCCATCAAATTGGAATGATGACCATGATTTAACAGGCACTATTCCTGTAGCTAATGGTGGTACAGGCGCTTCTACTGCCGCAGATGGTTTAAATAACCTACTTCCTAGTCAAACAGGAAATAATGGCAAAGTCTTAGCAACTGATGGAACTAATGCTACTTGGACTACTAACGGTTCAGGTGATGTAGTTGGCCCAGCGTCTAGCACAAACAATGCAATAGCTAGATTTGATTCTACTACTGGCAAGTTGATTAAAAATTCAGGCGTAACTGTTGATGATAATAACAATATTTCTGCAAATGCTATAGACGATGGTTATACAAATACTGCCGCATCTGGCACATTAATTACATTAACAGCATCTTCGCCAAGAAGATACACAATAACTGGGTCAGGCGGTCAAGTTATTAAATTGCCTGACGCTACCACATTGACAAGCGGGGCAGTTTTTCAGTTTGATAATAACCAAAGTAGCGGTGCAATAACTGTCAATAACAATTCTAATACACTAGTTGTTTCTGTACCTAGCGGTGGATTTGTTTTAGTTAATTTATTGTCTAATGCAATTGCGGCTGGTTCTTGGGATAGACACGACCAAGCACCATCAAATGTAAGCTGGTCTACCAATACGCTTGATTATGCTGGTTCTATTACTAGCGCCACATGGAATGGTAATACTGTTGCAGTAAATAGAGGTGGAACAGGGGTTACAACATCAACTGGTAGCGGTTCAACTGTACTTAATACTAGCCCTACGCTAACTACTCCTGCCATCACAGGCGGCACAATAGATAACGCAGTCATTGGTGGCACTACCCCAGCCGCTATTACTGCAACCACGATTACAGGACAGACAGAAGTTATTAGTGGAGGTAACAATAACTTTTTGTACTCTAATACTTTTACAAATGCGTATTGGACAAAAGAAGGTTCAGTATCAGTAACAGCAGGACAAACAGACCCATTTGGCGGTTCAACTGCAACACTTTTAAGTATTACTAATCAATTTCAAGGTTTAAAGTCAGGCAATATAGCTACAATTGCTGGCGGTATTTATACCTTAAGTATTTGGTGTTATGTTGCAAGTGGAACAAGAACATTTAGTGTTGTAGATAATGGTGGAACTATTTATGGAACTTTTACTGCAAATACCACTTGGAATAGATATTCAGTAACATTTACTTCTACATCCAGTACATTCCTTTTTTGTTTGCAAGACCGAAATGGTAGTGGTTTTGTTAATACTTATGTTTATGGAGCACAAGTTGAGCAAGGTTCAACTACATCAATATATGTACCTACAACAACAGCGGCAGTAAACACTAGCAATACTTTAAACATTGCTGGAAGTCAAATTTTTACAGCCACAAATGGAAGTTTGTCATTACAACCAGCAGGAACAGGTGCTTTACAAGCACAAAAGACAGATTCTACTGCTACAGGTGGTAATGCTAGGGGTGCTAATGCTGTTGATTGGCAGACTACTAGAGATACTGCGGCAAGGGTAGCAAGTGCTACAGCAGCCGTAATTAGCGGTGGTGCAAATAATACTACTTCAGGCACTTATGCTTTTGTTGGTGGTGGCTATCAAAACTCAAGTTCTCAAAATGGTTCAGGAATAGTAACTGGTGCATTTAATTCAGCATCACAGCAATACGCTTTTGTTGGTTCAGGAAACTTTTGCACAGCATCAGGCTGGTATGGTTTTGTTGGCAATGGCTTTACAAACAGTACAACATCTTCATCTGCCGTAACAACCCAAAGCGGCACAATGAACGCTACTACTGCGGTTACATTGTCAGGTAGCAACGCTAACATCAAGGTCGGTCAGTACATCACAGGCACTTCTATTTCTGGTGATACTTATGTAGCCGCCATTAGCGGAACATCACTTACTTTAAGCAAAAACGCATCAGGTTCATCTACAAGCACTCTATCTTTTTACACTCCTCATGGAGTAGTAGTAGGCGGTGGTAATAACCAAGCAACTGGGGCATATAGTGCAATTTTAGGGGGCGGTGATGGCGGTACTGCGGCTAATAGGAATGTGGCTAGTGGGGATTGGTCTGTAGTTTGTGGTGGTAATAAAAATACAGCTAGTGGATTAAGTTCATTTGTTGGTGGTGGTGGAGTATTTACCACATCAGGCGCATTAGGAAGTTTTCCTAATACTGCAAGTGGGATAAGTTCGGCTGTAGTTGGTGGATTAACAAACACAGCAAGTGGTCAATCTTCATTTGTTGGTTCAGGTTACAGCAATACGGCAAATAGCATATATGGAACTGTTGTTGGTGGAACTTTTGGAACAACAAGAAGTATCTCAGGAAATAATGCAATAGCTTGTTGTAATGCACCTTATGGTGGCTCTGCTGGAATTATTCAAACTGCAACCTTGCTTCTTGGCAGACAAACAACCGATGCAACCGCAACAGTTTTATGCTCTGATGCAAGTGCCGCAAGCGGAATAAACCAAGTAATACTGCCTAACAACTCTGCCTATTACTTTACTGGCGAAGTTATTTCAGGAGTAACTGGTGGCGGTAACACTAAAGGCTGGGAAATCGCTGGTGTTATCAAGCGAGGTGCAAACGCTGGTGCTACTACTCTTGTAGGTTCTACAGTCACATCTTTATATGCTGATGCTGGTGCGGCAACATGGACTATTGGTCTTACAGCAGACACTACTAATGGCGGTTTAGCAGTAACTTTTACAGGGCAAGCAAGCACGACTATTCGTACAGTTTGCCAAATCCGTACAACAGAAATGACTTACTAAGGAGAATCAAATGGCTTTAAAAATTACAGCAGTCAATCCTACAAACCATGAAGAAGTTACTACTGCTTATGCCAAAGTAGGTAATTTTTTTAGGGCTGGCGGTGGTGCAATTCAAGTTCAGGTACAGGTGTATCACAACGAAGATATGCGTCATGCAAATGCCAACACAATCAAAGAAGATAGTCACTACATCAATTTGGAAGATTTAAAAGGCGATTTAATGCCAGCTATTTATGGTGTATTAAAGACTTTGACACAGTACGCAGGCGCAGTAGACGCTTAATTAGGAGATTTACATGGGCCATTTTGCAAAAGTAGTCGATGGTAAAGTAACGCAAGTTATTGTTGCTGAACCTGACTTTTTTGATACATTTGTGGATTCAAGTTCTGGCGATTGGATACAGACCAGCTACAACACAAAAGGAAATGTCCATTATGGCTCTGATGGAAAGCCTGATGGCGGCATACCTTTGCGTGGTAATTATGCTGGTATTGGTTACACTTATGACCAAGCTGATGATGTGTTTTATGCCGCACAACCATACGCAAGTTGGGTACTAAATAACATCACTTGGACATGGGAATCACCAATACCTTATCCAGCAGACGGCAAGCAATACACATGGAATGAGGCCACTATATCTTGGGTTGAAGTTACCTAATGTTTCAAACCGCTTTTCAGCCTAATGCGTTTCAAAATAACGCATTTCAAATCAATGTAGAACCCGTAGGTGGGGATGATGGCGGCCATTGGACTAAGGAAGAACTCCGTAGAATACAAAAGCTACAGCACAAAATAGCTGACCGCCAACGCAAGCTAGAGCAAGCAACCAAAGATGCAAACGCATCACGCAAGCAAGCCTTCAAGGATCAGATTGATCCACAACCTATTGCAAAAGTTAAGCAAACTAAAGTACAATCAAAACAAGAGGTTAAAGCTGATATACCGTTAGCTGAAACAGAAGAATTACAACGGTCAATAAGCTACCTTGAAAGACAACGGGATAACATCCTTGCGGCAGTAGCTTACAGACAAGAAGTTGCAAACATTGAGATGCAACTTAGGGTAATGGAAGCCAAACGCCAAGAGGAACTTGACGATGAGGCCGCACTATTACTGCTCTTACATTAAATCCGCACACGGAATATAAGAAGGCTTACGAACACCTACACGCTGGCCGCTATGAAGCTGGTTTTAGGGAGTTTGAATACCGCTGGCATCCAGAAATAATTGCAAAGCAAGCCCAGCCCTATGCTCCTGCGTTAAAAATGCCTGTATGGAGAGGTGAATCCCTAATGGGTAAATCAATCACAGTACAAATGGAACAGGGTTTTGGTGACATTATTATGTTTGCCCGTTTTTTGCCAGCATTAAAGGCTTTAGGGGCTAAACAAGTTGTTGTTTTGCAAGAAGGTACATTGCATTACCTTTTAGGGCAAATACACGCTGTAGATGTGTTTAGCAACGGTTTAGAAGGGGTTGCCAATGAATCTGATTATTGGATTGGTTCAATGTCATTGCCTTATTACATTTCTTTGTCGCACCCTATTGTAAAAGCAATGTTTCCAGTAACACGCAAGAAAATTGTAGGTTCAGAAGGGTATTTACACGCCCAACCTAGCAATATTCCATCCAAAATTGGCGTAAATTGGGAAGCATCTAAACAAACTTTGTATTACATTAAGTCAATTGCCCATGAACACATGGCTGAATTGGTTGGGGATGACTGTTACAGCTTAAACCCTAATTCTGATGGCTTATTTCACCCATTACCCAACGATGGCTGGAAGCAAAATTGGGTAAAAACTGCTGCACACATGAAAGCTATGAAGGGAATTGTTACTGTTGACACGGGAACGGCTCACCTTGCTGGTGCTTTGGGCGTGAAATGCGTAGTTTTGCTACCAAAAGAAGAATTTGTTTGCTGGAGATGGAAAAATGCCCGTTGGTACGACAGCATTTGCCTACTTAGACCAAATGAATACGACCAATTACCCGAAATAATAAGGAGAATGTAATGGCTTTAGTCAAAGTCACCGTTAAATGCCCACATTGCAAGGTTGACCATGAAGAATATGATGCAACGCAATATGATAACAAGGAAAAGTACCTTGCTTACTGGAATATTCCGTTTAATACGCCTGAAGCTGAAGAAGCGTGGCAAGCCAAACTAAATATGACCCCAAAAGAAGCCCCTATGGTAGTTCCTGACATTGCAGGCCACATTAGCATGGCTGATGGTACATGGGTATCTAGCCGTTCTAAGCACCGTGAGAACCTTAAACGCAATAACTGCATTGAATTAGGTAACGATGTGCCAACACAGCAAAAAACGCACGAATTTAGCAGAAAAGAACATGAAGCCCGTAAGCGTGAAATTGCGGAAATCACTTATTCCAAACTTAATTACAGATAGGGTAAACCATGTCAGAAGAATTAGACCGCAGAGAAATGCTTGAAGCCGCTTTAGAACAAGCCGAAGAAGGCACTTTAGAAGCCCCTGTAGAAAAGGAGATTGAAGTAAATGACGATCCAATCCAAGCCGAAAGCGAAGAAGCCAGCCCTGAAGAAAGCAACGACCGTGACGAAAAAGGTCGTTTCAAAGGTAAGTCGGAAGAAACCAGTAGCCAAGACGATACCGTTGAAGAACCTGAACTGGTGGCAGAAGCTACTGATGAAGTTCAAGAAGAAGTAAAGCGCCCTACTACTTGGAAAAAAGAGTACCGCGATGTTTGGGATAAAATGCAAGATGGCAAACCTTTAGAAAAAGAAGAATTTATTAAGTTTGCTGAATATGCCAACCAACGCGAAGCTGAATACAAAAAAGGCGTATCCGCTTACAAAGCTGAAGCTGATAACGCTAGGCAATTGACGGATGCTATTAACCCTTTTGTACCTGAGTTACAGCAACAAGGTATTCATCCTGTTGCTTGGATCAATAATCTTGGCCGCGCCCACATGGTTCTGTCTAAAGCGCCTTACGATCAGAAGGTGCAGATGTTCCATAGACTTGCACAAGATTATGGAATACAATTAAATTCAGATAGCTTACAAATGCCAGAACAGGCGTATGTAGACCCTTATCAACAGCAGTTAATGCAACAACTTCAAGCTACACAGCAACAAGTTCAGCAACTGTCAGCGATACGGGATCAAGAAGAAAATGCACGGTTGACCAATGAAATCAGCCGTGTAAGTAGCAACAAAGTGGCTTTTCCGCACTTTGAAATGGTACGGGAAGATATGGCTCAATTACTTGAGCGAGGTTTAGCCCAAGACCTAGAATCGGCTTATGCCAAAGCGGTGCGTATGAATGACGAAGCGTTTAAGTTAGAGCAGGAAAAACTCCTGAGATCAGCCAACACTCAAGCGTCTAAGGCACAGCAAGTAGCAAAAGCTAAAGCAACTGCGGTTAGTCCACGATCCGTTACTCCTAGCGGTCAAGTGAGTAAAGCAGATGCAAAGGATAGACGATCCTTGCTGATGGCTAATTTAGCCGATGCAGAGGGTGGTCGGGTTTAACTTAATCTAATAAAGGAAATATCATGGCATTCGCAAATAGCGCAATCACCGATATTATCGCTACTACCATTCAAAGCCGTAGCGGAGTATTGGCAGACAACTTAACGCAAAACAACGCAATCCTACAGCGATTGAACTCTAAAGGTAATGTACGCCCGTTTTCTGGCGGTAATGTTATCTTGGAAGAAATCATGTACAACGATCCAAATACTAACAACGCCAACAGCTACTCTGGCTACGAAGTATTAAACATCACTCCTGATAGCCCAATTTCTGCGGCTCAATATTCTATTACTCAGTACGCTGACAGCGTAACAATGAGTGGTTTAGAAATGTTGCAAAACAGTTCCAAAGAGGCGATCATCGACCTGTTAGATGGCCGTATGCAAGTTTCTGAAGCACGCTTGTTAAACCGTATCTCTACCGACCTTTATGGTGACGGTACAGGTAATGGTGGTAAGAACATTACTGGTCTAGCGGCCGCAATTTCTACATCACCTACATCTGGAACCTACGGAGGCATTAATCGTGCTAACTGGGAGTTCTGGAGAAACCAAGCAACAACTGGTGCTGACACATCCGCTTTGATCCAAGCCGCAATGACAACAGCCGCTATCAAGTCCGTTCGTGGAACTGATAAGACTGACCTGATTATTGCTGGTAACACACTATACACACGCTATGTTGCTTCATTGCAAGCTATTCAGCGTATTGCTGGTGTTGAAGAAGGCGCGGCTGGCTTTGCATCATTGAAGTTCTACGGTGGCGGTATGTCTGCTGATGTGGTATTAGGTGGTGGTATTGGCGCTCAAGAAAACGCATTGTATATGTACTTCTTGAACACTAATTACATCTTCTTCCGCCCACACAAAGAGCGTAATTTCGTTCCTATCGGTGGCGAGCGTCAGTCAATCAACCAAGATGCAATCGTTAAGTTATACGGTTGGGCTGGTAACTTGACTACTTCAAATGCTCAATTACAAGGCGTGTTGACAGGTTCTTAATTGAATCTTTTAACTCAACTTAACTAATAGAAAAGGAATTATCATGGCATATACCATTACCCCTTTAGCTGGTGTTGATCTTTATAACACCGCTCAAGTAAACGCAAACTCTGCTGGAACTAATGTCCCAACTTTTGGCCCTACTGGTGCTGAAGTGTTTGGTTCTGACGGTTTCCGTTATGTTTTTGCCCAAGCCGCTGTAGCAATTGGCACATCAGCCGCAACTTGCATCATCAACGCTTCAACATTCCAAGTAACTTTGGGTGCGACAGGCACATATTTGTCAGGTGCTTCAATGGCATCAGGCGATTATGGCTGGTTTAGCAAGGCTTCAGTTTGATTAGCTTAAAACGCTAAAATGTAGTAAAAACAGGGGGTTGGCTCAAAAGGCTGACCCCTTTTTTCTTTTAACTTTTACCTAACTACTTAGGAGATTTAAAAATGGCTTTACCTTCAGACGAAAACAATGCAGATTCACGCTTACAAGTACGCTTTTACAAAAAACCCGTACACCAAGAGCAAGAATCATTAGAGGCTGGCAGACCAATTTACAAAGAATTTGATTTTGTACACATTTGCGTTGCTGGCGATACCCTTACCGAAATTGACACTTACGCACTTCAACAGCATAAACAGCGTTTCCCTATCCAATGGGCTAACTATATGAACCGTGTTGGCGCAAATGATGAAGAAGTGGTTGGAACACCTGTATCAGAATGGCCTTTAGTATCAAAAAGCCAAGCTGAAGAACTACGGGCAATGAAATTTCACACGGTAGAATCTATTGCAAATGCGTCAGATCAGCAATTACAGCGTATGGGTATGGCGGCAGGAATGTCACCGTATGCGTTCCGCGATAAGGCAAAGGCATTTTTAAATCTGGCAACAACTTCTGCGGAAACAGACAAGCGTGAACAAGAAATTAACGCTTTGAAAGAAGAACTTGCCAAAAAAGACTTAGAAACTGCTAAAATGAAGCAAGAAACAGATGCGAAGCTGGCTCAAATGCAGGATCAAATGGCCGCTATACTTGCCGCTGTTGGTGAAAAGAAACCCCGTAAACAGAAAACGGTAGCCACAGAGGAAGCCTAATATGTCATCAACAATGCTTACATTAGTCCAGCAAGTAACCGCTGAACTTAACTTAGCCGTACCTACTTATGTAGCAGGAAACACCAACCAAGATGTGCAACAAATTCTTGCGTTGATGAATCGTGCTGGGTATGACTTAATTAAGGAACACAATTGGCAGGCATTGGAGTTGGAATATAGGTTTTATACAAACGCAATCACCACGACCTGCGATACTTTGAATGGGTCTTATTTATTAACTAACATTCCTAGTACCGTAGGTTTGGACAGCAACTACTCTATTGTTGGTACAAGTATTCCACAAGATACTTATGTAGAAACAGTAAATAGTGCAACTAGCGTGACTACAAGTCAACTAGCATCGGCAACATCCATAGGTCAAACAGTCACTTTTAGTCAGACCATTTACCCTTTGCCACCTGATTACGAAACCATTACCGATAATACCCATTGGGATAAGACAAAACATTGGCAGATGCTTGGCCCAGTAGATGCCCAGCAATGGCAATGGCTTAAATCAGGTTATATTTCAACTGGCCCAAGGGTGCGTTGGAGAATATTGGGTAATAAGTTTGAAATCTGGCCACCATATAACACCTTAGAGTATTTAGGCTTTGAATATCGCTCAAAAGGTTGGGTCAGAAGTGCCGCAAATGCAGTTAAGAACAGCTTTACAGTTGATACCGATACATCCGTATTAGATGATGCAATTATTGTATTGTTGACCAAACTTAAATACTTCCAAATTAAATCTTTTGATACTACTGCATTGCAACAAGATTACACACGCTATCTAAATGTAGCCAAAGCTAATGACAAAGGTTCTGCAACATTGTCTTTTGCACCACAGCCAAGTGCTGTATTGATTGGTTGGGCAAATATTCCCGATACTGGTTACGGAAGCTAATTATGGCAGTCGCACAAAAAAGACAAGCTGTAACTGCTAGTGTTTCTGCGCCTATTGGTGGTTGGAACGCAAGAGATTCTATTGCCAATATGCCTCCATTGGATGCGGTTGTTTTAAATAACTTTTGGCCTACACCTACTAGCGTTCAACTAAGACTTGGTTATACAAGGTTCTCTACTGGCATAACAGGTCAAGTTAATACCTTGATGAACTATGCAGGCGTAAGCAATCAAAAGCTATTTGCGGCCGCTGGAACAGCTATTTATGATGCTTCAGGCACTACAGCCGTTGCAGTTAAAACGATCACAGATGACAAGTTTCAATATGTCAACATTACCAATTCTGGTGGTCACTTTATGGTGGCCGTTAATGGTGTCGATCCTGCCCAGTTATATGATGGTACTAATTGGATCAGTATTGCTACTACTGCAACTGCCCAAACAATAAGCACTATTACTAGAGGCGGTTCAGGCAATTTAACCGCCACCGTCACTACTGCTACTGCCCATAATTTAGTAACTGGAAACCAAGTTACAGTAGCAGGTGCAAGCCCAGCCCAATATAACGGCACATTTATTATTACTAGAACAGGTGCAAGCACATTTACTTACACAATGGCTTCTGCCCCTGCTACAAATGCTACTGTTGTAGGCGCATACACTATTAATTACGCTATTACAGGCGTAAATTCAAACACTTTTGTTCATGTAAACCTTTTTAAAAATCGCTTATATTTCACCCAAGAAAACAGTCTTGATTGTTGGTATTTAGGTGTAGATGCGGTTAGTGGCCCAGCTTCTCCGTTGTTGTTTGGTGGAATTGCTAGAAATTCAGGGTTCTTGCAGGCAATGGGTACTTGGACTATAGATGCTGGTCAAGGCGTTGATGACTACGCAGTATTTGTAACTAGCATGGGTGAAGTGATTGTTTATAACGGTACTGACCCTGACAATGCA